GATGCGGCTGTTGCTTCTGCTGCTGCTTGTGCTGCGTTAGCCTTAGTTGTAGCATCTGTTGCTGCTGCTGTAGTTGCTGCTGACTGTGCTGCGTTAGCCTTAGTTGTAGCATCTGATGCTGCTGCTGAGATAGCGGCTGCTTGTGCTGCGTTAGCCTTAGTTGTAGCGTCTGCTGCTGCGGTTGAAACTGAAGCTGCGTCGCCTGAAACTCTAAGTGCTGCTTCTGCTGCTACCTTAGTTGTTGCATCTGTTGCTGCTGCTGTAGTTGCTGCTGACTGTGCTGCTGCTGCTGAGCCTGCTGCATCGTATGCTGCAGATGTTGCATCAAGTGCTCTTTGGTTTGTAAAGTATTTGTTTGCTGCATTTTCTGCAAGGTCTGCCGTGTCATGGTTTGAAAGACTTGAAACTGTACCTGTTACGTCACCAGTAAGGTTACCAACAAATGTAGCAGTAATTGTTCCTGCGGCAAAGTTACCTGAGCCGTCGCGCTTTACTACAGTATTTACTGTATTAGCTGAAGTTGCTGTACCACCAATAAGACCAACAATGTAGTCTTGGTCTGCCTGTGCCTTGGTTAATACACCAAAACCGTTAACGGTAGCTGTAGCACCCTCAACGATCAGACCATTTTTAATTCTAAAGTTTTTGTTTACTGTTGCCATTTATATGACTCCCTTTTACTGCTTTTTTATGCTTTTAGTGCTGTTCTAAAATATCTTACTTTTATTGATCCTGAAACAGGTGTTACGCATAGACTTATTATACCGCTATTTTCTTCAAAAGTAACTGTGGCTAGTGATAAATCTGTATTTGATACTATGTCTGATTCTGAGATGTAAACATTAGTTCCATCATTAAGTACTGCAATAGTTGACGTATGTGTTAGGTTCCCAACAGATTTATCAATCTGCAATGTGTACCTAACCGTCTTGTATACTGTCTTGGAAAATGAGTCTATAGTTGTTTTGTTTTCTATACCGTCTATAGTAAGATCATTGTTCCCGTCCAAACCAAGAAGCTCTGAAGCATTTTCTGCATCCAGGGTAGATAGGTTTGTTTGAAGCTGACTTACCTTATAATCTATTGAGTTTACATCTGTTGATCCATTTACGCCGAGCTTGTTCTCAATTGCCTCAATTGCATCATTGACGTTACCATGCAGCGTTGCGTGGCCTTCCATTGATTCAGTTGCGGCAGGATTTGTAAGGTTATCTTTTGATGTTGGGTAATTTGTAGCCAATTTTGCCTCCAAGCAGTCTTGCTTATGGTTTAATTATACATTATAAAAAATTATAATTTAAAACTTCCATATTTTTTAAGTAATGTAGAAGACGCTTATGCTACTCGTAACTTTTTCTTTGCCATATGTTTTGCTTATACCAGCCAATCATGGACTTGGTAGAAAGCTTATGGTTTCTTTCTGCATCTTTGATTATATCTAAATCTGAAACAGCTTTCCAGGGCTCTCTTTTAATGGGTATAATTTGGGCTATTGGTGTGCCAGCCTCAATTATTCCAGAGAAGCCTTTTCTTATGTAGAATGGAAAGTTGCCTGGCTGCATGTCATACGGTCCATCGACTATTCCAGAAAGAGTGTAAAATGGAAGGTCAACTCTGTTTAGTGGATGAGTAAATAAAAAGCTATAACCTTCTGGTACGCTAATTGCCACCTTTGATTCCCAGGCAAACTGCTGGCTATAAAATCCTGGGGGAGCGGGCACCTCTTGATTTGCAGATCTTTCTCCAAAAAAATGTCCGTCTAGCCTGTGTCTAATCCTTGGCTTTCCATCTTCTATTTCAACTAAAAAATCTATAGGAGCAGTTAAAGCATAACCAGTAAGCATTGAATCCATATATGGACCACAGGCTTTTACTGTAACATTTGGTGGATTAAGACTGTATTGCTTTGCTCCATCTTTAAATTTATCTATAGCCTTGTACCAATCAGGAACTAAAGATTTTATTGGAACTATCGGACTAAAGACTTCATCGTACATAGCAAACTTAAGAATTTTTTTCTTCATCGCCGACCCTTCTAAATAATTAAAGTTGCTTGTCTGCTTCTTCTATTGCTAAATCTTCTGCTAAGATTTCTGCCTCTGTTTGTGAGCCGTTTGCTGATGATGCGGGGTATGAAAAATTTTCTCCATCCCAGTCCCAGTTTGTCATATTAATACTAACTCCTCCGTTGGCATAAATTTCAGTTACATCTATAACTATTGGGTCGCTTAAAAATATTGAAGCAAGCCTTTCATCTGTGTGTAGAACATCTACAACTTTGCCATCAATAACAAAAGCAACTTTAATTGGTGGATTTTCCATTATATAATCTCCTCATTTTCATCTGGATTAACTGCAGACCATTTGCCTAGGGGGCAGCTGGCGTTTGGTAATTTTGTTTTTAGATTCATAATGCATCCACACTTCTTGCATTGAGAGGTTGTTTTAATAAGCTCTGGGCACACCTTGCATATTTCAAGTCGCTCTTGAGCTAGACTTTCATCCACCCTGCCAAGATCTTTATTAAAGAGATCCCAGGGCCTGGCATCTCTCATGTATGGATTTTTCATTATTATCTCTTTCTATTTATATTTATATTGTAGCAGAAAAGTTAGAAACTGTCGAGCCTTGATTATAAGGAGATTGAGACTTTATTATTCCGACTACTCCTGTTCTATTTGGTGAAGTAATTATGTCTGATCTTTCTCCTATAGAATTGGTCATCCCTATTGTAGAATATGCAATAGATTGAACATTTGTTCCCGAAATAATAACTTTTATTGCTAGCGGCTGCGATGGCAATGCAACATCTGTTCCGACTGAGCTTACTGCTCCTCCGATTGACTTTATTACTTTTAAATAATAATTATAATTTGTTTGTGTTGTTGTTTGAGTGTAGCAGCTGTATTGAGTTGGTCCAGCGCCAACAAAGCATGTTGTTCCAGATAAAGATCCTCCTGAAGGGCAGCTATAACTAGCCGCTACGGAAACAGTACAGGTAGACCCACTAAGGCTTCCGCCTGAAGGACAGCTGTAACTAGACGCTACGGAAACAGTACAGGTAGAACCACTAAGGCTCCCGCCTGAAGGACAATGATAATATCCAGCCACATCAACTATACAATTATTTCCAGATAAAGTTCCTCCCGAAGGACAAGTAGTTGACGCTGGAGTACTTACCGTACAAGTACTTCCAGACAAGGTTCCTCCAGATGGGCAAGAGAGTGTAGTTGAGCCTGGGTAATAACATGTTGCGCTGCCAGAGGCCTTTGTTGTACCTGAAGGACAACATTGGCTAAAAGAATATGTTTCTTCACATGGACCACTGCATTGCGAACATAACGGTATTGCGTTTGTTCTTTGATAAAAATCTTTAGCAATATTGGTGGCGGCACAACATCTTGTTTCTGCTGTATAAGAACTACTTGCACTATATGTAAAGCTAGAGGCTGGTTGAGTGTATGCTGTGTAGCTATATGAAGAAGCATTTTGGTATGCAGCCGTATAAGAAAAAGAATAGGAAGGATTAAATTGTGCGGTATAGGAAAAAGAATAAGCAGGATTCAATTGTGCTGAATATGAAAATGCAGGAGATCCAGGTATTGTTGAAACCCCTCCACAACAATTTGCAGATGGTGGATTACTTTCATTAGTTACTAAACCAGTATTGCATGGATAGCTTGTAGATGTAGTATTGTAAGAAACAGAAGCCACCCAGCTATTAGCATCTGATACCCAATATGTTAATCCTGTTCCGCCAGTAACTCCAGCAGATGCCGTAAGATTTGGAAGCGAAAGCTTAACTCCAGATATTGCATACGCAGATGGATCTGAGCTGCTTATAGCAACTCCAGTGCCAAGCACCCAGGATCCTCTGTAAGACTTCCACCCAGCTTTTAATGTTGTACCGCCAAAACTATCTAAAAATTGCTGATATGCCTTAAGCTTAGAGTTAACAACTCTTTTCTTTTTAGCAGTTCTCATTAGGCTTCCGTATCGCCAGTTACCAACCAACTATTTGCTGCTCTTTTTTCAATAAATATTGATGACCACTGAACTCTAGACTTAAACTGATTGTCTGGTCCATATATTAAAACAGACACACTCTCTCCCTGAACAGTTATCTTTCCAGTATTTGCTTGAAGAAATTCAATGCTAGAGCCAACTGGAAGATTTAAAGTGATATCTGCTGGTATAGTAACTGTAATTGGTGATGTCGAATTAAACTCTATTCTTTTATAAAGATCAGAAGATGATATTGAATAGCTTGTACTTGTTGTTATATCTGTAGATATTAAGTTATCAGATTTTGCATTTAAAGCAGTTTGAGTTAATGAAGATATTGGTTTATTGCTATCAGAAGTATTATCAACATTGCCAAGGCCAACCATGGATTTTGTAATTCCAGATACGGTTCCAGTAAATGTAGGTGATGCAATTGGTGCCTTTGCCGTAAGGCTAGATGTTACTGTTGCAGCAAAGCTTGCATCATCACCAAGTGCTGCTGCTAGTTCATCAAGGGTATTAAGTGCTGCTGGAGCTGATGAAATTACTGCATTTACTTGAGATGTTGCATCTGCAATTGCTTCAGACTTAGCTGTTGCAATTGCTGTAGCCTGTGCGGTTGAGACGGGCTTGTTGGCATCTGAAGTATTGTCAACATTTGTAAGTCCTACCGAAGATTTTGTAAGTGCTGATATTGCAGTAGAAACTTTTGTGTCTGCTTCTGTTCCTGCTGCTGCTTGAGCGGCGTTGGCCTTGGTAGTAGCATCTGTTGCTGATGCTGAGATAGCTGCTGCTTGAGCGGCGTTGGCCTTGGTAGTAGCATCTGTTGCTGCAGTTGCTTCTGCTGCTGCTTGAGCGGCGTTGGCCTTGGTTGTAGCATCTGTTGCTGATGACGCAACTGCTGCTGTCTGAGCTGCGTTGGCCTTTGTAGTAGCATCTGTTGCTGATGCTGAGATAGCTGCTGCTTGAGCGGCGTTGGCCTTGGTTGTAGCATCAACTGCTGCTGCTGCAGTTGATGCAGCCTGAGCTGCGTTGGCCTTAGATGTAGCATCTGATGCGGCTGTTGAAGCTGCTGCTGAAATTGCTGTTGTGACATCAGCCGAGTTAGCCTTTGTTGCTAAGGCTGATGTAAGAGTTGTTGCATAGTTAGCATCATCATTTATTGCTGCTGCTAGTTCATTGAATGTATCCAGTGCACCAGGTGCTCCATCAACTAAATTATTTATAGCTGTTGTAATAGCTGAAGATACTTCTGAATCCCTTGCAATTCCTGCTGGAATTTGAGAATCTGGTACTTTGCCACTAGAATCTAGTGCTGCAACTCCATTAGCAACTGATTTTTGATTTAACGGAATATATTCACCTAATGTTCCCGATAAAGCATAAGCAAGATCTCTCCAAGGAGTTGATCCATCTCCAATTTTAAATGTATTTAAATCTAAAGATATTCCAATTTCTCCAGATCTTAATATTGGATTGTCTCTAAACCAATCATCTTCTATATCTCTTCTTAATTGAATTCTAGTTGCCACTTGAATCCCCTCCATTTATTACTGTTGCATTTTGATTAGAGGAATCTCCACCACTAATTACAACATTATCAGATTCTGGATAGTATAAAGAATCTGGTGCCCCACCTGAAAGTAAAGATAGGTCTTCAAATGTAGGTGAATCTAGATCATCACTTGGTCCACCACCATCAAATCCTACAACAAGCGGTGTGTTTTCTAAAACATTTTGCGTTGTATTAATATCTTTAAAAGTAATTGGATTTTGTGTATTTATTGTGTGTACTGAACCATCATATGCGTGAGTATGCATGTAAAATGGAGTAGGATCATCACTCTTAGGAGTAATGTCTACCCAAAATTCTCCATTATATATTCTAATATTTTTTGTTATAATATTAAAGTATACGTCGCCTTCTAAGCCTGTAGATGGATTTTCTGCCAGTGTTAGAAGGTTTAACGAAGACTTAAGTTTCATTTTTTACTTAGCCTACGACAACTACTTTATATTCTCCAGATGCTGGTGCAACTGCAAATTTAATAGTTACAGATAAGTCTGATGTATGCTCAACATCTGCAAGTACCTCTGCGTATGGTGTTGCAACTTCATATATAGAAACTACAACATCCTTTGTTCCTAGGTTATGATTAACTGAATGAGTTGTAGAGTTTAATGTTAGTATCTCAGAATGCTTTCTTGCAATTGAATGATAATTTGTTCCATTATTAGTCAATGTCCATTTGTCATCTGACTCATTCCAAAGAATTTCTACATCTGATGATGTTCCACGCTCTACGCGAATACCAGCATCTGTAGTTGGGCTTCCAGTAAAGTTGGTATTAAGGTTAACCTTGTTGTCTTCAATATTTACCTGTGTAGTATTTACAGAATTAACTGTTCCTGTTACATTTAGGTTTCCGCCTACAAGCAAGTTTCCAGCTATTGTTACATCATCTGGAAGACCAATTGTTACTGCTGCAGACTCACCACTATTTGGAGAAACTGTAATTTCATTTGCTGTTCCAACTATTGTAGCTACATAGTCACCAGTTGTATCAGTGCCAAGAGTTACTGAGTTTGGCTGAATTGTAGTTGTTATTTCTACATTGCCAAGGTTTGTCATTGTTGCAGAGCCAGTTACATCTCCTGAAAGTGTAATTACTGGATCTTTATTAAGAGATACTGCTCCTGCTGTAACTGTAAAATCTGTTGAGCTAAATGAAGCAACACCCTTATTTGTGTATGTTGCATCTTCTGCAGATACTGTAATTGTGTTATTTGTTACGGCTACATCAATTCCTTCTCCGCCAGCAACTGTGAGTGTATCTGTAAGAAGGTCAACTGTGTCTGTTCCAGTGTCTCCAGCAACCGAAAGATTGGTTGCTACGTTTACTGTTCCAGCTGCAGTCAAACGACCTTGAGCGTCAACTGTAAATGTAGGAATTGCTGTTGTTGATCCGTATGATCCAGCAGTTACTGCTGTATCATTAAGCTTTAATGTTGTTGTGCCTGCGGTATCGTCGTATGTTGCGGTTAAAGCTGTTCCTGCTAATACGGACGAACCAATAATGTCTTGAATTACTTCTGTAGAACCAGATGCAGGTGTCCACTCTGTTCCATTGTAGAAGTAAAGAATATTTGTCCCAGTATTGTAGTATATTTGACCAGATACTGGATTTGAAGGCGCTGAGCCTAAGTTTTGGATTCTAGCATTGAGCAACTCATTCTTGTTGAGATCAACGCTAACTAAAAATTTTCTTGCCATTTGCTATCTCCTTATGACAGGTATGCTGTCCCTGAAAATGGTTGAGCCATAGTCAGTGTTATTTGGTTTAAACTATTATAATCTATTCCAGTTTCTAAAATATCTCCTGCGCTGGACTTGACTGTTACGTTTGGACTAAATCCAAGACCGTGAACAATAGCAACAGAATATATTCCCAATACTGGTCCCGTTACTTGAGCCAATTCCCAATCATACGCCAGAGTATTATTTGTTAAAAATATTTTCCCTGAGCCTGACCAAGTTGAATCAGAAAGTTTTGGACCGTGAAAAACTGCAGATGTTGTATCAAAATAAAAGTCTCCTGCGAGCCCAAAATTTCCTGCGGGTTCACCAGATCCATTCAGTATTGTTCTTCCTCTTGGTCCTTGTGGACCTGGAGAAGACACTATAACTTTATTTATTTGCTCTCTAACAACTACAGATTCAGCCATTATATAGTTACCGATCTATTTAGGGTAAGAAACCCTTCAAGGAGCTTTATCTTATTCGTATTAGAATCTACGACCATAATGTCATATACTGATTTTGGATAAAAGAGTTTATTTGTTTGAGTTGGTGTAAGAGTTACAGTTAGTTTACCAAGAGAGCCATCTATTACAATACCGCCACTTGGAGATGTTAAAGTTACTGCTAACTTTGTTCCACCCTTTACATCACGTATCTGCATTTTTGCAGATGCGTAAGTTAGATCAATCGCATTTCCATTTTCATCTTTATATTCTACTACAAAGCTGAATGTCGCATTTTGATCTACTTCGAAATTCTTTTGTCCTGCCATTTGCCATAGTCTCCTAAATAGGAATACTCCTGTACTAATTTTAGCACAGGAGTATTTCTAATTGACTGTTTTACTTTTTAGTGAATCCGAACGATGGCTCGTTTGGATTAAGTGCTTTCAAAATTACGGGTGCTGTGGCAGCAAATCCGCCCAGTAGTAGGTCTCTTGGACTCGTGTTGCCAGTCATATATAGAGCAATCGCTGCTCCTAGAAAATGACGTCCATAACTTGCTAGTGCTGCTAGAATTTTCTCTTGCATTGTAACCTTTCCATCTTCATTAAGATCTTCTTTAGCTTTTGCCATTTTTGATCCTCCTTATTTCTAGGCGGGTTGCCCAGGAATTTTGGGTTTTACCCCAATTCTATAATTGTACCACTATGCGCTAATATCTACCAATTCGCAATTTCCATCAGAGCTACATGCAAGCGTTGCATTTGTAGAAGTACCATCTTCTAGCTCGTAGAAAGATAAATCTTCCCATCTAATGCTTTTAGGCATCTTTGATACCAGATCTTCATATTCTTCTTTTGAAACCTCTTGGTATGGAGCTTGCTTGTAAGAGTGATCAGAGTATGGAAGAAAAGAAATTCCAGAAAGATCGTCAAAGTTTTTATATACCCAGGAACCCACTTCCATCCACTCTTCGTCTTTTACAGATACTGTAATTGATGGCTTATGATCGCACCAAGCCTTTTGGTATATCATCCAAAGCTCAAGGTGCTCTATGGCTGTAAGGTCTTTTCTAAGTGTCGCACCTTCTGGTGCCTTTACAGGAAAAGAAAAAACATAAGTTTCGGTTGGCTTCATAACATCGTCTTCTACTGGTATTCCAATCTCTTTAAGAAAAATTGAAATTGGATCTCCCTTTGAGCCACGAACTGTTCTTATGTAATATTCTGAGTGCCAAGGATGCATGCCAGAAGAAACTCCAGTAAGCTGTGAAACTGTTCCAGAAGGCTTTACACATGTAACAGAGGCAGAAGGATTTATGCCAATATTTAATGCCTCTTTTTTATTTGCTTCGTTAGCTCTGATCTTTAGTCTTTGTAGAGCATGTTCTAAGCGAAGGTGATCATCTTCTTTAATGTGATCTAAATTTTCGCAATTTCCAGGACATGCGTACCTACATGTATAACCTTCTTTTTTATGGGCTTGATATTTTCCAGAAAAATAAGAATTTCCAAACTGACCAGTTAAAGATACGCCAAGGAGTCTTTCTTCTTCTGTATTTTTTCTCCAAACATCTCTTATGTACTTAAAGTTTGTTAGTGTAGATTGCCATGTACCAAGTATTGAAGCAAGCTCTACTTTTCTAGAAACAGACTCTTCATCATCATTTTCACGAATAACAACTTCTGACAAGTTACAGAACTGATTTGGTCTTAATATGATTTCTGAGCAGGGATTAGTTCCATAGTGTATCTCTGGGTCTCTCCCGCTCAATGCAGCTTGTTTTTGTGCTGCTGCAACATTATAGATTCCTCGCTCTCCAGATTTTGAATCGTATAGCGATTTCCATTCAGAAATAAACTGCTCCATATCTGGCTTTCTAGAATATGCTACAGAATTATTTGAAAGAGCACGTTGTGGATTGTGTTCCCACCAGTTTCCAGATTTTGCTTGAGCCATTTCTATATCGTTTATATTAGAAAGAGAAATCATAGCTGATCTGCGAACTCCTCCAACAACAACAACCTCGCCAATCTTACACATTATGTCGTGGGCTTCAATTGGCTTAAGTTGTCTTCCTGCAGCAGTTTTAAACTTTGCAATAGTAAAATCAAACAGGTTTACAAGAGGTTGTGGGCCAGATGATCTTCCGCCCATGGTTTTAAGTCTTGCTCCTGCTGGTCTAACTTTTGTAACATCAAATGATGGTATTTTTCCGTCCCAAAGATTTTTTAGAAGCATCTTGTAGGCTGTTGCCCATCCTGTTTTAGAATCCTCTACAACAATAACATCAGAAACTTTTTCTAAAGTTTGTGGGACTGAAGGCAGCTTATTAATGTATTTGTATTCTACTGAAAATCCAACTCCAGATCCACACATTAGAATATACATGGTTTCGTCAAACGCTCTTGGGTGATCAACTGGTAAATATGAACAGTTATACCCAGCAACATTATCTCTTTCTAGGGCGGGACCAGAAGTCATCACAGCTCTCATAGAAGGCATTACATTTCTTTTATATACAGCATCTTTAAGATTTGAAAGAAGGATTTTATCTGGAGTATAGTCAAAATTTTCTTTTAGGTTATTCAGCATAAAAGAAAAATATCTGTCTACGGTTTCTTTCCATGTTTCTCTTCTATTTAGATCGGGTATCCATCTGGCATATCTAGAAATAGCTATGAAATTTTCGTATGGGTTTTCTATCAAAGCACTGTTTGCATTTGGCTCAAGTAATACCATTGGCTTCTCATCAAAGTAATCTGAGGATTGTTTAAAGTTTTGAATTTTTGTCATTTTGTCTCTTTTCCGCCCAACGGCACATAATTTTTAGTAAGAGTCTTATTCTACCAAAGTTCTTTATAGAAGGGAAGCGTTTAATATAAAATAAGAAAAACTAGCTCTTTATTAGTTAACTACAATATACAAATTGCTATTTTTAGGTTGACATATAACAATAAGTAATGGTATTCTTATAGTTCGTTATCTCTATTGGAGGAAATGCCTATGGAGAATATAAAAGAAAAACTTAGCGATGTCTTACATCACTATGTTGCAATAGCAGTAGCTGTACTGTTTTTATTTACTGGTCAACCAGAAATAATGCAATCAGCATCTGCACTGGTTGTAAAACCAGATGTAAAAACCGAAGCACAACTTAACAAGGAAAAACTGAAGCAATTCAGTAATACTGTGTGGAAACCATCCGAGTCTTTAACAGACAAAGAATTGGTTGAACTTCTCGAAGCTGTAGGCTTTGAGGGTAGCGCCCTTAAAATGGCGTGGGCCGTAGCTAAAAAGGAGTCTAATGGACGCCCAATGGCTTATAACGGTAACAGTAAGACTGGAGACAGCTCTTACGGAATTTTTCAAATCAACATGTTGGGAAACCTAGGTGATGATCGTAAAGAAAAATTCAAACTGGATAGTAACTACTCGTTATTCGATCCAGCAATCAACGCAGAGATAACGTATTATATGACCAATGGCGGTCAAGATTGGTCGTCATGGAAAGGTTTAACTCCTCGAACAAAAGAGTGGTTAGGCAAGTTTCCATCTAAAAAGGAGTAAGGAGTTAATATCAAGATACAAATAGTGTCTAAATATTTAGCTCTGTCAAGGGAAGGCCTTGTGTCAGAGATGATTTGTCCATTAGACCAAGGTCTTCTCTTTTCCAACCAAGACGAAAAAGAAGAAATCTTTGTATACTGTCTTTCTTGCCAATATAAAAATTATATTGGAAGTGCTGTTTATTCAAAAATGCTGGAGGGTGTAAAGAATGCCGCTAAATAACGAATTTGATGAAGCTTTAAGAGCTAAAGTTGCTAGAAATATTCCATGCATGCATATGCCTGGCTTGCTTCTTGCAGAAAAAGCTCTTATTGTAGTTAAAGAATATGCTGAAGAAGCTAAATCTAGAGGTTTAACAACTATTGATGAATTGCTTGAAGACATGAAAGTAAAAAATGGACAAGCCGAGTAATAATTTAGAAGATAACTTGCCTATGGTCAACTATATAATGCTTCATAGAATATATGACGTATTATGTCTAATAGCTAAAAATACAGGGGCTAGCAATGAGATTGAAAAAATGGTAAAATATCATGAAGATGGTTTTTTGCTGGGACCTTCCCCAGCATTTAGAGCGGAAGATGAAAAGAATGAATAAAGATAAAGATTCAGTAGTAGAACTTATGGTTGCAGTATATGAATCAGTAAATACAAAAATGGCATTAATGTCTGGAATGACTGAAGAAGAAGTAGAATCAAAAACAAATGAGGCGCGTCCAGCTATGGTTTACTTTATGTCTGAAATATACAATAAGCTTGATGAAAATGACATACTAGCTCAACAATAAATAAAATAAGTGATATAATTAGTTCATGTCACCTAAACATTTTGGCAAAGTAATGAACACTCCATACTTTAGAATGGATCAACAAGTTTTGTCACTTTGTAAATGTTTTGAGTGCAGGATAGAAAATTTTTTTATTAGATTTTTTAATATAAAGAAAATAAAAATAAAATTACGTAAGTCGAGATAAAACTCCTTACGTATGCACGTAAGTGCTTAACCCCAATCGGATCCGCCTCTGATTGGGGTTTTTATTTTAGTCATATCTTACAGAAGCTTGTGTACAAACATTGAGACTATTATTCTGTCTCCATTATAAAATTTATTTACGGCATGAGAATACTCTTCTGTTCCAGGGTGGCAAACTAGTGTTCCAGCTTTAGGCTTAATGGATATATCTTTATTTACATATACAACTTCTCCGCCTTCAAAGTCATCGTTAATAAATATAATGATACCCTTCGATACAAAAGATTTTCTTTCGTTTAAATCTTTTTCCGACAAATCGTAAGGAATATCATCTGAGTGTGGAGGCATTATATAGCTAGAGTTTGCAAAATCTTCTGGAACATCATTTGAAGAAAAATCAAAATTTCTATATTTAATCAG